CGTGTACCGAAAAGACGCATTTAAAAAAGTTAAGATAGCGTAAATAATTACATTTATGCAAAAATCATGCATAATATGCATGTAGCTTTCAGATAGAGCTTAAACCTGTCTGCTTTCTTGGAGATATCCATGCTGTTATTGACTGAACAAATTCAGAGTGCGATTAGACACCTCAAAAAACAAACTGAGGAGATAATTGTGTCTGGTGGTGTGAAGGACATGGAACATTACAAGTATCTGATGGGTCGGCTGGAAGGCTATAAGTACGTCGAAATCTCAATTGCAGAGATTTTGAAGAAAAATACAGACCTATAAGGATACAGACATGACTCTTACAGCACTTGAACAAAAGTGGGCGGAAGAAGAGGCCACAAAAGAGCCTTCTTTGGAAGACGCATACAATGAAGACGGTAGTTTTAACGTAGAGAACCTTGATGAGGACGTTGCTGCCCGTATTCCTAAGCCAACAGGTTGGCGAATCATATTACTTCCCTATCGTGGCACTGAAAAAACCAAAGGCGGTATTGTTTTGGCGGATCAGACACGTGAAAAACAACAAATCACAACAACTTGTGCGTATGTTTTGGACGTAGGTCCTTTGGCATACAAAGATGAGGTTAAATTTCCTAATGGTCCATGGTGTAAGAAGGGCGATTGGGTAATTTTTGGCCGCTATGCGGGTGCGCGTATCGGTTTAGACGGCGGCGAGATTCGAATCATTAATGATGATGAGATTTTGGCCACAATTAACAACCCAGAAGACATTCTGCACATGTGAGGTAGCCTATGGCAAACGTAACCCCAGATAGTCAGTTGGAATTCAATCTCGGTGAAGGTGAAGCGGAGACCGATATTGAATTAATGGAAGCACCAGAAGAAAAAGATGCTGCTCCTGCAGCAGAGTACACACCAGAGCCGGAACAAGAAGCTGCTCCAGCTCCTGCACAAAAATCAGAGCTTGATCAGGTTAGCGAAAACGTTCAAAAGCGTATTGCTAAATTGACAGCGAAGATGCGTGAGGCGGAAAGACGTGAGCAGGCAGCGATTGAGTATGCTCGTAACGTTCAAGCGCAAGCGCAGGATTTACAACAAAAGTTGGTGGTGACAGATCATAGCCGTTTGAATGAGGCCAAGACACGTCTTGAGACTCAACAGGCTACGCTTCGTTCCATTATCAAGCGTGCTCGCGAAGAGGGCGACATTGATACTGAGACAGAAGCCCAGCAGCGTCTAGCCGAATTATCTTATGAACAACGTCAGGTATCTGATTGGATTGAGCAACAAAAAGCGCAGCCAGTTCAACAGCAACAGCCTGTTTATCAACCACAGCAGCAGTATCAACAGCAACCTGCAAGACCTAGTGTTAAAGCAGATGCATGGGCTGAAAATAATCCATGGTTTGGTCAGGATAGAACCATGACTTATGCTGCTTGGGGTATACATCAGACGCTCGTTGACGAGGAGGGCATTGACCCTGAGTCAGATGAGTACTATACTGAATTAGACAACAGACTTCGGAATGAGTTTCCGAACAAATTCCAGTCTGCTCAAACTAATAACAGACAACGGAGTAACGTGCCTTCCGTTGCACCTGCATCCCGTAGTTCCGGGGTAAATAGTGCACGCCGTACTGTCCGGCTATCGCCGAGTCAGGTTGCTATTGCTAAAAAATTGGGTGTACCTCTTGAAGAGTACGCCAAATATGTGAAGGAATAAAAAATGAGCCAAGAAAAAGTTACTATCGATCGTGCTACTCGCCCAACCCGTGAGAAAGAAGCACGCCGCAAGCCTTGGGCTCGTCCTTCGCGTTTGGATGCACCCCCTGCCCCTGAAGGTTTCCAGCATCATTGGATTCGTGCAGAGATTAATGGGCATGAAGACAAACAACACGTTTTTGGTAGATTGCGCGAGGGTTATGAGCTCGTCCGCGCTGAAGAACTGCCAGAAGAGTATCGCGATAGTATGCCTACCATTGATGATGGTAAGCATGCAGGCGTGGTATCGGTTGGAGGTCTAATGCTTGCTCGCATTCCAATTGAAACGCTCAAAGAGCGTAATGCGTATTACAACCGTAAGGCACAGGACCAAATGACAGCAGTAGACAATGAGATGATGCGTGAAAATGCTCACTCTTCGATGCGTATTGAGGCACCAACTAGGTCCTCTCGCACTACCTTTGGAAGCCGCTAACGCGGTCCTTTATATTTTAGGAGCTACACATGGCAAACGTTGATAAAGCCTATGGTCTGCGCCCAATGGGTAACCTTTCTGCTACTGGTGCACAGAAGCAGTATGGCTATCTGATTGCGGACAACCAATCAGGCGCAATTTTCCAAGGCGACTTGGTTACTCTCTCTGGTGGTTACATTGTCAAGTTTGATGCAACTCTGCACACATGTGCAGTTGGTGTATTCAACGGCTGTAACTACGTTGATCCAACTTCTGGCAAGCCTACATGGTCGAACTACTATCCTGGTTCCGTCAATATCACTACTGGCCAAATCACGGCTGACGTAGTTGACGATCCTAACCAGTTGTTCTCCATCCAAGCTGATGAAGATATCGTTCAAGCTGACTTCGGCAAGAATGCTGCTATTGCTTACACAGCAGGTAGCACTGTTACTGGTGTTTCAGCAACTGAATTAGATTCTTCGACAATTGCTAATACCAATGCTGCTGGCTTGGTACTAAAGCTAGTTGGTTTGAACACATTACCGACCAATGAATTGGGTTCTAACTACACCCAAGTTATTGTTAAGATCAACATGCATTTGTATGGCAGCTCAGGTGTTGCCAACGTTGCACCAGCCTAATAGGAGCTAAATAATGGCTATTTCACGTTCACAACTCGTAAAAGAGCTTGAGCCAGGCCTGAACGCCCTGTTCGGTATGGAATACAAGCGCTATGAAAATGAGCACACCGCGATTTTCTCTGTTGAATCTTCTGATCGTGCGTTTGAAGAAGAAGTTATGTTGACTGGTTTCGACATGGCTCCAACAAAGAATGAAGGTGCAGGTACCAACTACGATACCGCTCAGGAATCATTCACTGCTCGTTACACACACGAGACTATCGCTCTGGCGTTTGCTCTGACCGAAGAGGCTATCGAGGACAACCTCTATGACCGTCTGTCAGCTCGTTACACCAAAGCATTAGCTCGTTCAATGCAATACACCAAGCAAGTTAAGGCTGCTTCTGTACTGAACAACGCGTTCAATACAACTGGCCCATACAACGGTGGTGACGGTGTTTCTCTGTGTAACAGCGCACACCCAACCGCACTTGGTCCAAACTTCAGCAACGTTCCAACAACTCCTGCTGACTTAAATGAAACCTCGCTTGAGCAAGGTATCATTGACGTAGCTGGTTTCACTGACGAACGTGGTTTGAAAGTTGCATTGTCTGTCCGTCGCATGATCATTCCAAAAGAACTGCAATTTACCGCAGAACGTTTGATGAAATCGACTCAGCGCGTTGGCACTGCAGACAACGACATCAATGCGATCAAATCAATGGGTATGGTTCCAGAAGGTTACTTCATTAACCACTTCTTGACCGATCCAGACGCTTGGTTCTTGATGACTGATGCTCCTAACGGCTTAAAAATGTTTGAGCGTTCAGCAATCAAAACAGCATTCGAAGGCGATTTCGATACTGGTAACGTACGTTACAAGGCTCGTGAGCGTTATTCGTTCGGTTGGTCTGATCCTCGTGCAATCTGGGGTTCAGCAGGTTATACACCAGCTTAATTGCTGCAAAAACCAGAGAAAAGGGGCTTCGGCCCCTTTTCTTTTATTACTAATAGTGTATATTGACGTTATCCCGGGATTTTCCGGTGTATCTGACAGCCCCGGCTGACGACATGCAGACAGATACGCCTAACTTGCATGTAAGGACAATTTGACATGGCAAATACTACCTTCGCGGGTCCAGTTATCTCTCAAAATGGATTCGTTTTCCCAGTTGCGACCGCAGCAAATTTAGGTTCCGCAACAAACGCATACAACACCGTTGATAAAACATTAGGTAAATCAGTTGTTGATTTAGCTACTGGAATTATTTACACCTCTACTGGTACTTTAGCTGTCTCTCCCTGGAAAGGCTCTAATTCTTCTACCATCACCCCAGCCTAATAGGAGGTCACCATGGCATTCATGAGTGACATTCAGAGTACATATCGAACAACCGATGGGGCCATCTTTGCTGGTCGTACTCGTGTTAAAGCGATATATGTGTCTCCTGATGCAGGGGTAGGTTCGGTATCAATTACCGATGGAAATGCAGGCACGGTTCTTTACAGGATAGATGTTCCTGCGGGAAGTAGTGCTATTTATATGTCATTACCAGAAGACGGCATTTTATTTAAAAATGGCGCATATGCTGATTTAACAACTGTTATTTCGGCAACATTCTTCTGGGCTTAAAGGAGCTGATCATGATGGGTATGAACAAAAAACGTAAAAAGTCCAGTATGTCTATGGACAAGGGCATGAAGTTAGCTAAGTCCACCAAAAAGGGCATGGCGGGCGACGACATGATGTCTATGGATAGCAAGCCTGTTAAAAAAATGGGTGGTGGCATGATGGGTTATGCCTCGGGTGGAATGGTTCAGTCCCGTGGGAATGGCCTAGCACGCGGTAAAAAGACTCGTATCTGCTAAAAATGCCTCGCAAAAAGGAAACCCCTATTGCGAATTCAGTCAAGTCGGGCAATTTTCGCCCGACGAAGGCTGGAGCAGGCATGACTAAAAAGGGCGTGGCAGCTTATCGTAAAGCCAATCCTGGCAGTAAATTACAGACAGCAGTAACTGAGGACAAACCATCTGCAGCACGTGCAGCAAGAAGAAAATCTTACTGTGCAAGAAGTGAGGGACAGATGAAAAAGTTCCCTGAAGCTGCTAAGGACCCTAACAGTAGGTTAAGACAAGCGCGTAAGCGGTGGAAGTGTTGATATGGAAATGGTACTTTGGAACGCCCTCTTATCATTCTTGCTTGCAATTGCAGGATGGATCATGCGCGAGAAATCTACAGAATTACACAGAATACAAATCTTGTTGAATAGAACAAGAGAAGAAATAGCTAAAGAATATGTGACTAAAGCAGAAGTTCATGCTGATATAAATCGCGTTTTAGATCGCCTTGATCGTTTAGATTTAAAGCTTGATCGTTTAATGGAGAATAGAAATGCCAGTTAAAAGCGCGAAACAAAAGAAATTAATGGATGCTGCTGCACATAATCCTGCTTTTGCTAAAAAGGTAGGTATCCCTGTTAAAGTTGCTAAAGAAATGAGCACTAAAAGTAAAGGCATGACTTTTAAGGCAAAGGGCGGCAGCATTAATCGTGTTGGTGATGCGGTAACTCCTAGCAGGCGTGATCCTGACATTGGCAAAATGATCAAAGAGACCAAGCCTCAGAGCATGGCACACAATACTAAGAGCGGCTTAAATCAAAAGACATTTAGTAAGTCTAAAGGTAAGCGATATGCTTCTGGTGGCATGGCGAAAAAGGGCAAAGGGTGCTAAATGGCTACCTCCGGTGTATCAGACTTCAATTTAGAATTTGATGACCTTATTAGTGAGGCATATGAGCGTTGCGGCTTAGAAGAGCGTGACGGCTATGACATGCGCACTGCGCGTAGGTCATTGAATCTGATGTTTGCGGAGTGGGCTAATCGTGGATTGAATCTTTGGACGATTGAACAAAGAGAAATCACAATGGTTGCCGGACAAGCTGAATACACAATGCCTGCAGATACAGTTAATGCATTATCTGCGGTTATTCGTACTAATGCAGGAACACAGCAGCAGCAAGATATAACAATTGATCGTATCAGTCAGAATGAATATTTGCATCTGCCAGATAAACTAACTACTTCTCGTCCTGCGCAGTACTATGTACAGCGTACAGTGCCTAATAAGTTGTTTGTTTATCCTGCTCCAGACAATACGCAGCCTTATATTTTCAGATATTACGCTGTTCGTAGAATTCAAAATGCAGGCGCGTACACAAATACAGCAGATATATCTTTTAGATTTCTCCCTGCGTTAGCTGCAGGACTTGCTTATCACATGTCTGTTAAGAAGGCACCAGAGCGGACAGTGATGTTAAAGCAGATATACGATGAAGAATTCCAGCGTGCCGCACAAGAGGATAGAGATATCGCTAGTGTGTATTTAACTCCTGATTTTAGTCGTTAATATGGCATGGGCAAACGGTAAATGGGCACTTGGAATCTGTGATCAATGCGGATTTCAGTTTTTGCTTAATGATTTAAAGAAGGAATGGACGGGTTTTAAGGTTTGTCAGGAATGCTACGAGCCGAAGCATCCTCAGTTAGAACCAAAACGTGGAATTAATGAGCCGATTGCTCTATTACAGCCCCGTCCAGACGGCACGCAAACAGTTTCAGTTTCATTGGGGTATGGTGGTGACTCTACATTTGCAAGTATAGGGATGCAGCCTGCGCCAGTATCAAGATTATTAGTAGCTACAGGCTTAATAGGTCAAATACAGGTATCTATCACATGAATTACGCCCAATTAGTTGCTGCGATTGAAGATTATGTGGCTGATGAGTTTGATACTACATCAGTAGATACCTTTATTCAGCAAGCAGAACAACGTATATACAACAGTGTCCAGCTTGCTTACCTAAGAAAAAATGTAACGGGTGGATTAACCAAGGGTAATAAGTATTTATCTTGCCCATCTGACTTTTTATCTACGTATTCTCTTGCTGTTTTTACTTTTGCAGACCCAACAGCTACGGGAGCGATTGATGAAACAACAATTACTGTTTCTAGTGCAAACAATATTGAAATA